CACAAACAACTACATGAAAAGGAATTGACAATGACGATTGATGACATTGCCGATCATATGACAAGAATGCACGATTTTGACTACGAGGAATGCTATGAGGCTATTCATGCATATTGTGCATTAAATCATAGTGGCCAAAACTCTCAACTATACAGAATGCTATCAACTAGCGATTTTAAACCCGGTCTAATGTGGTCTGAGTCACAAGTAGAGTCTGAAAATATGGCATATGACCATGTGAAGGATGCTATAGAAACGTACGTTGAATTCCCTGATGATGATGATGATGAATAATCGTCGTTTCTTTCAAAAGTCTTTTTTTGGCCTATAGGACACCACACATGATCACATTAACGCAACAACAACTAGCCGATCTAGTCGAGTTCATATCGGCACAATTGGCTACGATCGAACGTATTCAATCGGTAAGTACAATGGCAACAACGCCAACAACAAACAAGAAAAAAGGATGATAACATGGTAGAGTATAACGGGTGGAATTCCAAGGAAACTTGGAACGTATGGATTCATATTCAAAACGATTATGATACATACCTGTATTATAAAGAATACTTGGAACGTATCATCAATACAGGTGATACACGTTCCGAATTAATCGCTAGCCTAGAAAACGTAATCGAACGTGATCATAACGATAAAGCTAAAAGGCTTGACGGTGTCTTGTTGGACCTGATTACCTATTCACTTTCTAAAGTGGATTGGAACGAAATCGCGGAGAGTATGGTAGATAATGCACTAAAGCCTATGAATCGTATCAAGCTAAAAGGCTTTAGTGAATAACGTCGATGTGTGACACTCTAGCACACTTTCCCTTTTTCCCGCTCCTTCACCGTCTAGGCTTATATAACTGGACGGTTATATTCCACTGGACGCCGACCCACTTCCCGCTTGACCATCAGCAAGTGGGAGGTGTGGGCCCCCTGCCACACCCCCTTCTGGATATTCACGATTTTCCGTAATCGGCTCACTGACCTGTAGCGGGTGGTGGCGATTTTTTTTATTGACCGTTTTCTGGAAACCGCTTGTTGTCGTTTTCCTGAGTTTGTTCAGCATCAAGAACAACAACAAGGCTTTGGCTTTGGCTTGTAAATTACCTGGGAAACTTTTACACTAAGTGTGCGGGTCAATACTGGTGGCCACTGGGTGTACCCCATGCATCCGGCCAACCCATACCTATGGTAAACGTGAACTTCCTGTTCCGCAATAGGGTACTTCCAAAAGAATCTCAAGTCCTTAGAGGGAAAGGGGAAGACATGGGTCAAGGGAACGTCGACGGCATTCCGGCCAGGGAGATACTCTCCATGCTCCGCAAGGCCATCAGGGAAGATTGGCCTGTCACTCATGAACAGAAGATCAAGTCTGCACAGACTATAGCTCGCATCGTAGAAAATGCCGACAACATTTTCTCGCCTAAGGACGTTATGACCGCCACACGGGTGCAGCTGGAGATGTCCAACTCCAACATCAAGAACGCCATCGCTGTCGATTACGCAGAACTCCAGCGGGAGAAGTTCGACCTCCTCTCCTCACTGGAAAAGAACATCGCCTACTCACTGGCAGATGGGCCGGATCAGGGGCCGATCGTCTCGGATACACCCATGCCATCCATCGAATACATCGATATCTCACCTCAGGAGCCAGAAGAATGATTGCCCAGAACTGGTGTACGATTGATGGCAAATCCTGGAGACTTACCAAAGGCGATTGGCGGGCATCTGTGTATCTTTGTAGCGGCGAAGAAAAGTACTCAATATTTGTCCTGCGTATAAACCCAGAATGTCACGCCGATCTCCCCATAGCACACGGGTACTTCGACTGCATCAAAGAGTCTAAGGCCGCTTGTATCGAATGGATGGACGAGCGTTTATCCCAAGAGGACATCTCTTGAAAGTCTCCGCCGACTTCATGATCTCCAAGCCGACCCCGCCTTGGCTGCTCAACGAATACGACCCCTGCCGTAACTCTATCTCGCGGTTCAACAAAGTCGTCCTCGGTAGACCTCCTTTCTGGAGCAAACAGGCAGACCTTGCCGAGAGCTTCCGTACCTCAGAGACCACACTCTGCATGGCAGGAAACTCTGTTGGCAAGTCCTTTTCTGTGGCCGCTCTCGTTCTCTGGTACTTGATGTACCACAAGAACAGCAAAGTCATCGTCACGGCTCCCTCTGAGACCCAGCTCAAGGAAGTCTGTTGGTCGTACATACTCAAGGCCTTTCATGAATGCCCCTACAAACTCTTCCCGAAAGCAAGAGTTTACAAACAGCCAATGAAGATCGAGATCGCCGAGGACTGGTGGGTGCTGGCTTACTCCACCAAGAAGAAAGAACGCCTCTCTGGTCACCACGCTGGCAATCTGGCATTCATCGTCGATGAGGCGTCCGGTGTCGATCGCGAGATCTACGAGGCTCTCGACTCCCTCGCACCTCACAGAACTCTCCTGATCGGAAACCCGCTCCGTCCGGACGGCGTTTTCTACGAGCGGTGCATGCGGCAGATGTCCATGCCCGACAAGAAGGTCAGCCTGATCAAGATCCCGTCCACCGACTCCCCCGACATCTCCGTCGAACACTCCGCCCGAGGTATGGCATCCAAGGGCTGGCTCGAAAAGATGAAGCGGGAATGGGGCGAAGGCTCGCTCTGGTGGAAACCCCACATCAAGGCCGAGTTCCCCGAGGCAGATTCCGCCTCGCTGATCCCACTCGACTGGATGTTCCCCTGCGAACGCACTCCACACGTCCAGGGTGGGCCTAAACGGATCGCCATCGACCTTGGCACGGGCGGAGGAGGAGACCGCTCTGTGGTCATCGTCCGCGACGATAACGGGATCATCACCTACTGGGAATCCAATACCGCCTCTCTCGAGCAAACTGCCTGGAAAGCCTTCGAATTCAAGCGTCAGTGGGACGTTTCCGATCACCGGATCACCTTCGACTCCGCTGGTATCGGGGCTGACTTTGCATTCCGGCTCCGCTCGATCGGTATCCACAACCCAACCCCTTTCATGGGCGGTCGCCCTGCCAACAAACAGTTCCGCAACATGCGTTCCTACGCCTACTGGATGTGCCGGAGCCGATTCGACCCAAATGGCACTTGGTTCCGGCCATTTTCTATCCCCCAGCAGCTCATGCCATCGCTTAAACGCGAACTGATGGCCATCCGCTACGTCCTCGGCCCTACCGATGCCCTTGGTATTACCGACAAGGACGAGGTCGTCAACATGCTTGGACATTCCCCCGACCTGGCCGACTGCCTGGCCCAATCCTTTGCCTATGTAGATTAAGGACTTGCAATGCCTGTAAACTGCCGGAAACCTGTCCGTCCTGATGGCTGGATACCTGTCGTCTTCTACCTAGACTGCAATTACCGCCACGGAATCGACGTTTGCCCGTGCGGCTACGAATATACCGAAGAATGCCCCTGCCCTGGCCCGACCATGGACGAGTATCAGTACATGGAAGAGGAAGGGGTTATGTATGGAAAACTTATTGACGGTGATGCCGATAACTGCAATACTGGTATTGACCAAAACACTTAGGACTCCAGTCCATGCTGACTCTAGGCAACCTGTTCGCCCCGATTGTCAACCCAAGCCGAAACATCGGTGCGGTGGCTCGTGTCCTGGTTGCCGACACGCCTGATGAGCTGAAAGAAGCTATCGAGTCAGGGTTCCAGAACGACCAGTCCCGCCTGTCGATCGCCGGAATCTGCCGCGACTGCTATGACGGCAACTTCGCCCCTTATATCGCGGAGTGGTTGGGCAGCGATAGAGCCAGAGAGTCTGCCGTCCGGTTCAGCATGATCATGCGGCGGACAGCCGACGTTCTCTCGACCCACCTTTACCGCAAAGGGCCGACTCGCGAGATCTACGGCTACCCTATTGCCACCGAGATGCTCAACTCGGTCTACAAGGCCAACAACTTCGACTCCATCATGCAGATGGCCGATCGTACCACCTACATCAACGATGTTGCTGCGATCGAGTTTCTGCCAAACGATGGAGTCGATGCCTATCGGGTTCCCGTCAAGATGCGGCTCTGGGACTCGTCCGAGTTTGTGCCGATCTTTACGTCTGATGAATCTCTGGAACCATGGTGCGTCGCCACACTCTCCAACTTCGGCCCAAAGCGGGTCGCTCGGGTTTTTACGGCTGAGGAAGTCAGCAAATATTCCTCGCCGACTCCCATGGTGCAAAGCACTCAAAACGTCTCGACCAACATGACTCAGGGCATGAAGGAAGAGTTCGGCTATCCCCAGCCCAACTATCTGGGAACTGTCCCGTTTGAGTTTGTCCACTTTGAGTTGCCCCGCAACTCGTTCTGGGTCTCAGGGGTTGGTCAGCAACTGGCTCACCTGAATCTGCACGTCAATCGCCGGTTGTCAGATATTGCCGACCAGATAACCCACTGGCGACCCAAGGGCATCCTCAAGAACGTCAAAGCGGACTGGAATTTACCCAGAGACCAGAAACCAGGCCAGTACACCCGCCTGGAAACCACCGACAACATGATGATGAACGGCAAGGATGCGATCGCCGACTTCCTTGCCCCCGACCTGTCGTTTACCACCTACGATTGGAACGACCTGACCGCCTACATCGACCACATCGTCGAAATGCTGGGCGTGCCTGCCTCGACCATCCGCATGGAACAGCAGGGCGGAACCTCTGGCGTGGCGATCATGTCCGAGCAATTACCCCTGATCGAACGGGCCGAAGCTCGCCAGCGTCAGTTTGAGTATTTTGAGCGTCGCATTGCCAAGAAATGCCTCACGGTCTGCCTCGCCCAGCTCATGAACGCCCAGCCTCAGGATGAAGCGGGAGCGTTCTACGTTGAGAACCAGATAGCTGAGATCCAAGCTGCTCTGGCTGACTTCGATACGTCCTTTCGGATGATCTGGCCAGTCATGACCAAGAATCGTCCTGGCCCAGAACGTGACGCTCACGATTCGTTCCAGCTTAACTTCAATCTCAAGAGTCGCGCCGAGATGATCGCCGACGACCTGAATATTCCTATCGATGAAGCGTTTGCCAAGGTTCAGCAGACCATGCAGCTGATTCAGCAGGAAAACGCCATGCTGGCCGCTGCACAGGCTCCACTTGCACCACCTATGCCACCTGAACAACCTCAGGAAGGGGAAGGCGATGCTCAAGCTGAATCCGAGTGAACGCGACCACTTTGAAGAGCGTTCCGCGATCATCGAGTATCTGGGTAACATCCCTCGCCCCGAAGCAGAGCGTCTGGCCTACGAAGAGGTCAGGTCAAAGCGTCCGGCGACAGTTCAGGGCATGCTGGAGCTAAAACGATGAGAATGAGACGAGGCAACCCTGCCGCATCCATGATCATGAACGGGCTGATTCTGCCCAACTGTATCGTCAACGCTCCAAACGGCCCTTATCTGACAACGGGCCAGTACACGTTCAGTGCAGAATGCCACGCTCCAAATCTGACATTTGCATGGACTGCCGGAACTGGTGTGACCATCGTTTCTGGCGGCTCCACGGGTTCTGTGACTGTCTCGTTTGGATCGACCGGCATCAAGTCGCTTACGGTGCTGGTCACAAACAATAAAGGCGTGACCACCAACGGAGCCTGGATTGGAGCAGTTGTCTGATGAGCAATTACGAACAGCTTCCAGCCAAGATCAAAGTCAAGTTTATCGCTGGTGATGACGTGACCATGCCCTATCAGATCGGCACGAATGTCGTCGCAAACGGGACGACCACGTTTGTGCCGACCAACGTCACGGGCTATGCGTTTGAGTCGGTCATCGAAAGCACGTCAAGCAACGAAACAGCGACTATACAAGTCTTAAACGCTGCAAATGGCTCAATTGCAGTCAAGTGGACAGACACCCAAACGTCCAATCTGACTGTTGGGGTTGGCAGTTGGTATCTGGTCATGATTGACACGAACCAGTACGAACGAACCATCGTGGCAGGAGACGTGGAGGTCTACAGCCGTGGCTGACATCATCGTAGTCAAGCAAAACGTCGCCGAAAAAGTAGCTGTAAACCCTGCCCCAGTAACAATCACAGGCACGACGCTGGTTCCAGCCACAAACGCCACGCTCGGTGGAATCATCGTTGGGGATAATCTGTCGATCACGGGCAATGGGGTGCTGTCGGCCCAGCCGGGTGGTGTTACGGCGTTCAATAATCGTACGGGGAATGTTTCGCTGACTGCAAACGATGTCACGACCATTGTAGACGCCAATTATATTCAGGTCTGGAAAGATACGCAGACCACCGCAGGCACGTTATCTCAATTCCCAAAATACAGTTCCATTACATCGGCCAGTGGCCCCATTCAGGGCTATTCCCGTGGGATATTGACAAGTAACACATCGGGTACGGTTACAAAGACTATATTTGACGGTAGCTTATATTCGTCGTCCGGTTCTACAATTCTACAGTATAAGTCTATTGGGTTTAACGCCAACGACACAGGTACTGCAAACACCTCAAAGACAGGACGATTGCTGCTTGGCCAGTATGGCGAGGTGTATCTTGAATCGTCTACTAAGGTCAATGCCAACACCCTTACCACTGCTACTTTTGATGTGCAGGCCACACAGCGACCGTCGGGGACTACACAGGTATATGATCCTCACGCAATTAACGGCGGCATTCATGCTCGATATGCTGTAGGAACTGCCGGCGCTTACGCCCCAAACACCAATGCGGATAAAGTATCTGGCGGTGTTGTAGCAGAGATAGACCTATTTTCGATTTCGCAAATTTCAAGATATAGCAACGGTACTGCTTTTGGGCGACCTAGCCAGATATACCTTACTGCAACAAACGATTTAACCGCCGTAGATCCATCTTTAGCGTTTGACCATGCCTATGACTATAAAACTACTTTGAAAATAGGAGAGTCAGCGGAACTCGTGTTCCAAAACGCTAATCGGACTTTACTTCGTACTCCCATTATGACCGATTATTCAATCCTAACTCAAGGCTATGCGGACAGTCGCTATGCTGCAATTGGCAGTTATCTCACATCCGCAAACCTGACCTTTGCCAACCTGACAGGCACGCCCACAACGCTCGCTGGATATGGCATCACTGACGGTTTAACCTCGGCCAACCTGACTCCCTACCTGACCATATCCAGTGCCAACGCAACCTACGCAGTCTTGGGCCACACGCACAGCATCGCGAACGTGACAGGCTTGCAAACCGCACTGGACGCCAAGCTCCCATCGGCAAATTTCACGTATGCGAATATTACAGGCACGCCAAACCTGACGGTCTATCTGACCACAGCCAATGCCACGGCAACTTATCAACCGCTGGGCAACTATGCCACGACATCCTGCCTGACGTTTGCGAACATCACAGGCAAGCCAACCACGCTGTCAGGCTACGGAATTACCGACGGCTACAGCACAAGCAACCCCTCCGGTTACATCACTGCTGGTGCAAACGCCTTTACAGGGGCGCAGAATCTACAGGATAACGAGCTGTTCAGGGCCAAACTTCGTGATTACAGCGAATCTGTCTCCAGCCCAACGATTTCATCCGGCACGCTGACATTAAATCTCGAAACATCGAACATCTTCACGGTCAGCCTCAACGCAGCCATCACCACGCCCATATCTATAACAAACGTTCCTGCAAGCGGTTCCGGTGCTTCATTTACGCTGATATTCACTGCTGACGGGATACCAAGGTCAGTTAGTTGGCCCACGTCAATTAAATGGGCTGGTGGAACTCCGCCAACGATTACATCTGCGATAGGCAAGGTGGATTCGTTCGCATTCTTTACCTCTGATGGTGGAACGACTTGGCAAGGTTACATTGGAGGTCAAAACTTCTGATGTTAGCCAACATTATCCGCAATCGTAAAAAGACTGGTATCGGTGGTGGTGGAGGTATCGTCATAGATGGTGGCGACCCTTACTATTCAGCCGTTTCGCTGATGCTCAGTATGGACGGTACGAATGGATCGACCACGTTTACCGATAGCAGTTTAAATGCAATTGCAGTGACTCCAGTTGGTAACGCCCAAATATCCACAACCCAGAGCAAGTACGGTGGAGCGAGCGCGTATTTCGATGGTAGCGGGGATGCTGTCCAGATCCCATATTCCGCTGCACTTGACCTTACGTCTGGCGATTTCACAATCGAGGGATGGGTGTATTTTAACTCAGTCTCTGGAACCCCGACCATTGTCACTCCATTTGGCACGGGAAACACTTTTGGCGGATGGGTAATCGTTCTTAACAGTAGCTCGCAGTTTGCATTCTACTTAAGCACAGCCGCGAATACGTGGAACGGACCCAGCAACGTACTGTTTTCTGCTACTGCCGCTGCTACCGGAACATGGTATCATTTTGCCCTAGTTCGGAATGGCAGCACATTTACTCCATATTTAAACGGCATCGCTGGTACAACAGCAACATTTAGTTCAACGCTGTACAATAACAGCAAGCCGCTGAAGATTGGTGCAGAGAAAGATAGCAACGTCTTTCCATTAAACGGCTACCTCGACGACCTCAGGATTTCCCGATTTGCTCGCTACGTCTCCAATTTCACGCCTCCCACAGCAGCATTGCCAACAACCGCATCATCCACGGTGGCCGACCCTTACTACAATTACACATCGCTCCTGCTGCACATGGATGGCACGAACGCATCGACGAACTTTGTGGATGCTGGGCCATCGGCTTTGACGGTGACTGCTGCTGCTAATGCCCAAATATCAACGACCCAAAGCAAGTTCGGTGCTGCATCAGGATACTTTGACGGTACTGGAGACTCATTAACAATTCCCGCCAATTCTGTGTTCGCGCTCGGCACAGGCAATTACACAATTGAAGGGTGGTTTTATTCCCTCACATCTGGATCAAGCCTGCGAGGAATGATCGACTTCAGGACGGCGGCAACAGGCACAAACGGTCTTATGCTTCGCGAAAACGATGGCGGGTTTCTGGTTTATCTAAATAATGCCACAATTTTATCAACTACAACAGGGCGAGTTGCCAATCAGTGGCAGCACGTTGCATTAGTCAGAAACGGTACAACGGTTACGCTTTACGTGGATGGAGTCTCGCAAACAAGCGTTACTTCTTCAACCAATCTAACTGACAATGCAATGCGAATCAGCGGGTTTGTAGACACTCAATCAAGTGTTTTCACTTACAACGGTTATATGGACGACCTCCGCATCACCAAATACGCCCGATACACATCAGTATTCACGCCACCCGCTGCGGCACTACCAGAATTCGCCACCGGAAATGACCGCTATTTCAGCAACGTCTCTCTGCTCCTGCACATGGATGGGGCAAACGGAAGCACGATATTTACAGATAATTCGGCAAATGCACTGGCAGTGACTCCAGTCGGCAACGCTCAAATCAGCACGACTCAAAGCCAGTTTGGTGGAGCATCTGCGTATTTTGATGGAACTGGGGACTATTTAACAGTTGCAAGCCATGCTTCAATTGCGTTTGGGCTTGGAGATTTCACAATCGAATGCTGGGTTAACTTTTCGGCACTCCCGACAACCAATACTATCATGGGCATCGCTAACACGATGACATCAACTACGTCTGCGGGTTTTACGCACTGGTGGTTTGGCCTTGAAGATTCTGCCGGAACAAAACGCCTGCGACTTGGCCGACACGGAAACGCCTCTGTATTTGCTTATACAAATTGGACTCCATCTCTAAACACTTGGTATTTCCTACAGGCAACACGCAGCAGCGGATCAACAATTAAACTTGGTGTCAATGGTGTATTGCAGGCAGTAACTTCATCTGGTTCCAATTGGGTCAATGATTTTTCTTCCACAGGCACTCTTGTCGTGGGATACATGGCGACCGTCCTAGCATTCAACGGAAATATTGACGACTTCCGAACAACTAAAGGCATAGCCCGTGAGATCGCCTTGCCCACATCCGCATTCCCCAACGCATAAGGAGCAAACATGCAGTATTGCCAAGTCAGTCCAAACGGTATCTCCAGCCCACAGTGGCTACCACAGTCCTTCACGACTGTATCCAATTTCAACGCTTTGGATGATGCATCCTTAGCCACATACGGCTATTACCCTTACACCTCGTCGCCCATCCCAAGCTATAACCCTGCCACACAGCGACTTTCTCAGAGCTTTGCTTTCAATGGCACATCCGTATCTGATACATGGTCGGTCATTGATCTGACGGCAGAGGAACAGCAAGCCTACGTCATCCAACGACTCACCGAAATCGGCAACGGCATCGGCTCGTTTCTCGACCAGGCAGTTTCGGTTAAGCAATACGATAGCATCCTTTCAGCCACAAGCTGGACGCTCTCCAACATCACGACTTACAAGTCTGAAGGTGATGCCGCGATCGCTTACCGCGACTCAATCTGGAGCTTGTTTTACGGCATGGTTCAGGCTGTTCAGGCGGGGACGCAAGCGGTTCCAACAGTGGGCGAATTCTTCGCAAGCCTGCCACCTCTCTGGCCTGTAAATAACGGCAACGGAACATCCAACGGAACAGCTAACGGGCCAATCTGATGACTTTCAGTGCTGCCGCCAAGAACTTTGTCGTGTTGATCACAGTTGCAATCGTGCTGCTGATTGTTGATCTGATCAAGTGGCAGTCTGGTGGCGTGACATGGTCTGAAGCGATCTGGGAAGTCAATCAGCACAGCCTCAGCTTTGCACTCGGAGTTGGAATCGTCCTGGGCCACTGCTTCACCGTTCCAAAGGGGATATCCAAATGACCGGACGCGAATTACTCGACTGGCTCAGGGGCAAACCCAAAATAACGCCAGAGGAACAGGCTAAACGGCTGGCACGCCAAAAGGCTATCGAGCGGTATTCCGTGGATTCCAGACGGCACGCCCAGTTGGTCACCCAGCTTGTAAATGCCCCAGCTCCGGTGTTTCAGAACTATCTGGACGACCCAAACTACGTCTGGAACCCATCCGTCATCCCAGTGCCACCCAAACCAAGGCCGATCTGAAGGACTCCGATATGAACGACTGGATTGGACAAATCAACGCCCAGCAAGCCAGAGCGATCATCATTCGCATGGCTCTTGCAGGCGCTGTGACGGCACTGGGAGTTCTCAGCCAACACCTTGATTCTATCGTTGCGACCACCAGCCCATTGGGCATGGCATTGGCGTTCGGAATCGCCCAAACGCTCATCTACCTGAACTCTGGCCAAACGCCACCAGCACCAAAGGGCTGATGACATGCGGATCGAAGAAGTTATCAACCCTGACTATGGATGGATCGTGCCAGTAGCCCAAATCGTCACAGATAAAGCGGTTCAAGGCAGTTCAATTGACCCTTCGATTCCGCAAACCATGTATGCTGCTGCCGCAATCATCTACGCAATCGCAGCCTATCGCAGGTCTCTCAGAGACCCGAAGAAGTGAGCAGTCTCCCCGCCTACCGTCTCACCGTCGTGAGGACAGGCGAGACGGTTACCATTTTGCTGGTGTCAGCAAAATGGTTGACAGATGTTCCCGAAATCTGTTTCGGGAACATACCCTAAACCCAAGAGAGGTAAGGTGATCCTTGTTCGCAGAGTTCATGATCTACACAGCTCAATCCTGTCAGTCTGGCCAGTGTTCAAAACAGACAGTGACCACAACGACCACCACAGTCGAGCAAAAAGAGGTCAAGGTTCAATTCCTGCCTCCCCGTCCCATCAACGGCAAACCACGACCACCAAGATTCCTCTTGGCCAAACCTCGCGGCTTATTCAGCCCCAAAGCAATTTATATTTATGAAGTGGAAGCAAGCAAATGATCAGCAAGATCATCATCCGCCTGTTAACACCAATTATCGTGGAGGTGATCCGCGAACTGCTCTCCAAGCTGGCCAACGGCGAGCTGGTGAGCATCGACGAGACCAGCGTGAAATCGGCCATGAATCAGCGTGAAGAGTCGATTCAGTCGCAGCTCAAATCTGTTCAATGGGAGGTCGGCCTGTGATCGGACTTCTGATCGCAGTTCTACTGGCTCAACAGCCTGTTCCCTCGACTCTGGTTCCGCCAGCAGTCGAGGAGCGGGTGGTGTTTAGCCACGCTGGATTTACCTACTTTGTGGGCAAGTCCAGTGGAAGTGTCATCGCCATCGAACAGGGTGGTGTTCGACCAGTCCCGCCACCAGTACCAGACGAGGATGAAACCAAGCCTGAGCCGGTCAGTGGCATCAAATGGTTTTCGGTTGTTGTTGACGAGTCTAAACCGGAGCAACAAGCATGGCGTACCGATCCAGAGATTCGCAAATTGCTAGAATCGCGTGGGATTCAGTACAGATCGTACATCGCAGGGGAAGTGGACATAGATCGACTCGGGTTTCAAACCACCGTTGGTCAGATAGGTTTACCGACCGTCATTTTGCAGGATCAGGCAGGAAAGATCGTCAAGTCTACGAGTCCTCAGACCAAGGCTGACATTATCAAGCTGGTGGAGGTGATCAAGTGAGCAATCTGCTTGGCTGGGTGACACCTGACGGCGAGCTTAGATACTTGGGAAGCCATGAATCTACGCTCATGCTGGCCACTGGCAAGCAACTCCCAGACATCCCCGAAAGCGAATGGAAAGAATTCGACCTAAGGGAAGACCTAAAGTATCCGGTCAAGATTAAAGACCAGAACGGCAAAGGGGCTTGCAATGGCCATGCAGCGGCAAGCAGTCTGGAAATCGCTCGGTACGTTTCTGGTGCTGCTTATGTCGCTCTCAGTCCTTGGCTCGTCTATGCTGATCTATGTAATGGTTGGGACGTTGGATCAAATATTGCGGAAGCTCTGGTCTACCTTGAAAACAAGGGTACTTGCTCTGAGCCGCTGGTTCCTTATGCGACAATTAATCCTTCACGAATCCCTCAGTCGGCCAGAGATGACGCCAAGCGGTTCAAAGTTGAGATCGGATACAGACTCAACACCTTTAAAGACTTATGTATTGCATCACAGCTCAGAATGCCGTTCAACTTTTCTGTGCCGGTCAACGCCAACTTTAACGTCCTCGACAAAGATGGAGTCCCAGGCAACCGAGCCGGAATGCACAATCACGCTGTAACAGGCGGAGTTGGGATGAAGAAAATGCCCAGCGGAAAATGGGCCATCTTGATGCAAAACTCATGGGGAACTCAGTGGGGCTGGAATGGCTACTGCTGGATCACCGAGAGAAACGTAGAAGGCAGAGGGTGGGATGCCTACTGCGTCAGTGCCACTGTGGCCGATCCGTCAAACCTACCACCGATTCTTGCTTGAGGAACCAGACTATGGCTAAAAAAGCCGCACCAAAGATGGCCGAGAAAAAAGAGACAAAGGCTCACGAGAAGAAGGAGTCTAAGTCAATGCAGAAGAAGGAATACAAGAAAGGAAAATGCTGATACAATTATCAGTATTGGCCAGAACAATTAGAGTACGGAGGTGAAGCATGGCTATGCCTGTCACGATGGGCGGAAATCGGTCGAAATGGCGTCCAAATTCTGCTGCGGCAATGAATAATAACCCGCAGGGCGTCCAAAGCGTCATGCAGCCAGTTGCACCTCCGATGGCTCCACGGCCATTTGCTCCACGGCCAGTGGCCCCAAATCCATTGCCGTCAGCTAGTCCAGGCTATGGGCCACCGGCAACCACTGGAGGAGGCCCTCCTACTGGGAACCCGCCAGGATCTAATCTGCCAGCGGTCAGGCCACCTGGCCCACCAGCAGTGCGTCCACCTGGAGGCCCACCGGCAGTCAGGCCTACGCCTTACATCCCAAACATTGGTGCTACGGTTTCTCCGGCCCCGTCAAGAGGCATGGTGGATCAGTTTGCTCAGACTCCATATGGGCAAGCTGCGGGAATGACGCCTAGGACACAGCCAGCTGCTCCATCTGTCCCCAAGATGAACACCGCTCCTGTCGGCGAAGCAGTCGATCCAGCCGCTCCTGCGACAGGCTCAAGAATGCCTATGAGTGATGCTGCCATGCCTGGAATGGAAGCAATGGTTGGCCGATGGAGGCAAAGGCAGGACGCTTTTGACAGAATGCGGATGCAGGGGCGTGACCCCAACAATCCAAGCCAGTTTGATGTACGAAATGTTGGCCCAGGTGGCGGATATTTTGTTGATCGAGGTGGCCAGATTCAGCCACGTCAAGACACGTCCATGGCTCGCAATGTCATGGCTGGTCAGCCAGCAGAAGGGTCTGCGTCATTTGGTCGGCCCATGAATATACCAGGGGCGACCCAGACGTTTAATGGCCAGACCTATACGCAGCCTCAGAACTATAACCCTGGTGGCGGGTATGGGCGAGATGGCAACGGACTTATTCCTGGTTCGGCTCGACGCTTGAACCCGCAAGACGAAGCTGCAAGAGCCAGTCAATACAACCAGATGTACAAGGACAGCAGGGGTTCTGGTGCAGCCATGAGTCCTGACGAATATCGAGTCCTGACTGATGGCAAGGCGATGGTCTCCCCAGCAGAAGCAAGGATGTCTGGCCCTGTTAGCGGTGGAAACCCCATGAGTTCTACTAGTGCCACGATCCAGAATCGAAACGCCCGTGCCAGAGGTGTTCGAGGTTCAGACGTTGCCCAGTGGAGTGCAAGGCGAAATGCAGAGATGCAAGCGGCAATGACTCCGACAGGAGAGGCGGCGACTCCAGTTGGGCCACCTGCGCCAACTGGAGCAGCTACGCCAAGTCAAGTTCAACCATCAAGTCCTAACGACCCAACTGCGTATGGATCAAACCCGTTTGGCAGTATGGCCATGTGGGCGTACAGAAACATGTTTGGTGGCCAAAGCCAAAGTCCAAGCGTAGGCCAGGCTCCTTCAGCCGCTGGTCAAGAGCCTACGGCTCCAGATGCAGGGGTGCTTAATCCACCAAAAATACCGAAGCGAAACATGATTCCGATGCAGGATGCGGTCGGCCAGTCTGGCAGACCATGGAGAAATGGGCGTCAATACGCATAGGGGTGATCAATGGGTTTCGCACGCGCCGCATCGAGAGCTTTCAGCCGCATCACTCCTAAAGCGTGGCGTGGCAAGAAAAAGACTGAGAACTTTGACTTGCCACGCAATCACAGCGAAAGCAAGCAGAGCTACGTCAATCTGGTCGGAAGTCACAGGGACGCCAAAGGCAAGGTTCGCAAGTACGACCTGATCTCGGATCAGGACACCGGCGACCTCTATGTGGCAAACTACTCGGCAGGAAAGACAAAGTACATCCACTCCGGCAACGTGATCAAAGATCACACGGCAGTCGATTTCGGCACGTTTGAAAACAAGCAGCGAGCCAAAGTTCAAGGCCAGTATAGCGGCTTGGATGCCACGGTTAAGTACCTCAAAGACAACGGAATCAACGTCGAAGGCCTTGATCGCACCATGGGGACAGCCAAGTCCCCAAGGTTCACTGGCTCGCTGATTGACCCACGCTCACGTCATACCATCGGCAAAGGATACGGCCCCAATACGGACAGCCACCGTAACTACGTTCCCCTTGATGCCCTGAACGACCTCCAGAAGGGCTGGCGAGCCACCCAGAACAAGCCTGGAGATCCGCCACCGTATGGCTCTGGCCCTGCTCCCAAGCAGCCCAATGGGCCAGACAAGCCGTCAGGGCCAAGATTCAAAAAGCGGAAAGGCGATCCATTTAGCGACGCATCCAGTCGCCAGTCGCCACCAGACCCGCCAAAGAACGGCCCGTCAGACACGGGAACGACCTTTGGGCCTGTACCGTCGCAGAATCAGGCTGGTAAAGGCTGGAGAGCAAAGATTCGTGTCTCTCCTACAACCGAAACGGGTTCTGCGGTCAGAATGCCACGCGAGCAACCTCAGGACATTGTCTCTGAGATAAAGGCACTTGGGTTTGCGACTCAGGGCCAAAGCACGAGTCCTACAACAGAAATCGTGCCAGCCAAAAAGAGTAAGAAAGGTAGATTAAAGCCTCCTACACAAGAGCTTCCACCTGAAGCTGCTGCTGTTGTTGCTGGGCCAACTGCAAATGAGCTGCCCCAGTCAAAAGAAAACCCGTTAAAAGAAGTGTTTGCTCCCGTCAAATATCCGCACAAGCGAATGGTCGAGGAAAGGCTTAATACGGATCTGCCGTCCATCCTCAAGGAAGGCCGCGAGGACACCTCGGAGTCTAAGCCATTGACTCGCGACGAAGAGCTGGCTTTAAGATCGCATATGGAGGCTCTGGGACAAGCCGCCAGAGATACGACACAGCGAAAAGTGGGTGGGCAGTTCGACCCTACGAAGTCGAAGAAATACATCGACGAGTCAAAGTATCGCGCAGCAAAGGGCGAAAGTGACACTCAGATCGAAGGTGCAGACACCTTGAGCGGCATCTTTGGCAAGCTCGCATCCGAATCGCAAGATCCCGCCCTTACCAAGCTGTTAAATGCTGTCGGCAACAAGATCTCGGCGAAAAGTGCAAATCTGAAAGGCCAGAAAGAGGCTCTTAGCACCAAAACCTCAGCTGGCAAACGAAATGCTGACGAGTTGGCCGAAAGGCTTAGAAACCAGCTTGACCCGCAACAGGTTGCAAGAGCGACAAAATCCACTTTCACGCACCCGATGAAGACCGGCGTAACCAGTGATATTGCAGTAGATTACGCAAAGGCCACAGGGCAAAACAACAGCAAGGACAAGCCCGAAGATATTCGCGGCCTTGGCTTGCGAGAATTCGAAGTGCCATCGCCGTTTGAAGACCTGGGCGCAAAGACAAAAGACAGGCTTGCCCAAGTGCCTCGCGACTTTGAAGATGATCAGCGATTAAACGAGTTCTTGGCGGGAGAGCCTATCAGAATCGGCAATAGCAAGGATATTGTGCGTGCAGATACGCCGCTGGATATCCAAGAAATCAAGAAGATCCTTGGCACTCCCGAGTCCGTTGATTTGCACAAGGAATACGCCGACCAGATTGCTATCCCTCTGAGCAGGATCAAAGGTGCGATGGAGTCTCAAGCCTTACTTGCCAAAGATTTTAACACAGCCAAGGCTAGCGAGTTCAACATGGCTGGGGCTGATATCCATGAGGGTGTTGATATCCCAAGACGAGGGAACGGCTCGCTTTACGAAAGAATGCAGCTTCAGGAAGCAGAAAACAGCGTCTACAAGTCGGAAAGCGACATGTACGCCAAGATTCGCGACCAACTGCTCGCCCAAGCTCCTCAGCGTCTGGAGTATATCGATAAGTTATTGCCCATAGAGCAGCAAAGACTGCTTCTGCGCGACGCTGTTTCGCAAGACCTGCATTCTGAGTTGATCGATCAGGTTGCCAACCTCAGGAATCCAGAAGGCGACACGTCTGGAAAGCCAAACGTCTTTCGGATAGACAAGTCTGATACCGAAGATCTGATTGGCACAACTCCAGAGCAAATCCTTGAAATGGCCGGTCAAGGCGACCCAATTCAAGCCGTCGAAAGCTATCTCAAGGGCAGAGGCATTGGTGTCACCGAAGAGAATATCGCTGCTGTGATTGACATGTACGACAAAGGCAAGTTGTCTCAAGGTGCTGATTTTCATGCGGCAGCACTTCAAAACAACCCTAACGACGAGATAGCCCAAAATCTGGCCAGCACAACTTATAACCGCATGGCAAGCCAGGGAATGGCTCTTCCTGGAACGGTTTCTCCGTTTGACAGATACAACGAGACGCCAGCACAGAACTTTGTTCCTCCGGCGTCTTTAGACGAGATTGCAGGCGTTTTGCCGGAAGGCGTTCAAGTCTCAGAGGCTGTGCCTCAAGACGTGAAAATCCAAAAAGGGTTACGTCGTTCTGGCAAGAACAAGCCAGTTTAATATCTGGTATTGACAGGCACTCAAAAAGTATTGGACAATACCGTATACAGGAGTACCAAACTGATGTCTTCGAATGGCTTTGAGCAACAACCCGTTCCTTACCACCTCTACGAGAAGCAGAACTCGGCGATCAAACGATTTCGTCAGGCGAAGCAACGAGCAGAGAAGGAACTTGAGGATCTTCGGTCGCAAAAGGCAGAGGCAGACGACCTGCTTCGCCAGCTTGCAACGGCTTATAAGGAAGTGAAAGCCGACCCGAGACTCCAGCTCACGGAAGAGCAGTACAACGAGTATCAAGGCTATACAAAGAATCAGTTGTGGACACAGCACGAAGACCAATTCAAGGGCGCACTTGACGGTCTTCTCGCTGAAGGGGTAACGCCAACCCAGATCCTTCGGGCGGTTGGCTATTCTCCGGAGATGGTTGAACAACTCACTCCAGAGATTTTGCAGGATGTCGTTAACACGGCATATCAGGAGTTCCCCCAGCTTTTCCAGAGCGTTTCGCAAGAAAACGCTCAGGCCGAACCGGCAGACGCATCGTCAGTCCCAGGACAAATGAATCAGGCGTTCGAACAGGGATCTGTGGTGGAGCAGCAGGCAGGACGCCAGCTCTTCGAACAGTCCCGACCACAGATGGCTCCGCAAGGATTTGCCCAGCCATCGCAGCAGGCTCAGAGGCCACAAGGCTTCCAGCCTCCCCAGACGCCTTCATTGCAGTTCAAGGGATACGGTGATTTGCAAGGTCGCGGCGGGCCAGCACCTACGAAACTGCCAACGGTATCCGCACGTCTGCGAGATGCCGCTTGGATGCAACAGAATCAGGGTGCGTTGGCTCAAGCCGTAGCCAACGGAGCGACCATTGTAGCAGTGGACGACTGACGGTGTCGGTTTGAGTCGCGCACCCCAGGAAAATGGGGTTAACTCGCGATGGCAATTGCACCAGGTACAAGAGATTTCGGGTGGTCAGGCTCAACGCCATCCACCAACAAATACGATTCCCTATTCGGGAACATCATTTCAGCTTTCCAGCAATCGCAGGAAGCACTCGTCGGGCCTAACAAGCTGCTCGACCTCGTTATGACCGACATCGACCCGTCCAGCTCTGCTTATCAGGGCAAGACGATCGAAATCAACTTCCCAGACTCTGCTGGCGAAGTGGTCAACATGTCCACCGCTTACGGTACGGACGTAACCCTGAACCCTGTCGGAACGATTCGTCGATTCCTGACACTGGATCAGCACCCGACCTACGCATTCGTTGTGCCTGACATGGACAAGGCTCTCGCAGCCCGTCCAGAAGAGCTGCGACGCATGTTCATCGACGAAGCGATCAAGAAGTTCACGACCTACGTGAACAAGCGGATCGCCACGCTGATCTACAACGGCAGTGGAGCCACGTTGTTTGGAACACCGAACGGCGATTCGCTGTTCCGAGTGAACCCGTCAACACCGGACAACGGCATGTCCACAGCTGAGTGGGAAGGCTTGAAGAACAAGGGTATTGCTCCTATCGATACGCCTTCCGGTGCGACGACTCACAGCTTGCCAATCAAGACACTGGCGTCGATGTGGCAGGCGCTGACGGAGGCGAAATGCCCCACCGACGACACTGCCAACATGCACTTGCTGGTGCGTCCATCGACGTTCACCAACATCATCACAGATGCTGAGTGGACAGCTCAGACATCGGTAGGTGAAGGCATCGCCGCTGGCGTCCGAACCTCGGCTCGCGTGAACACCACCTTTGGTGTCAACGTGGACTGGGATCTGGACATTCCGATGGAAGTCGGAACCAGCACGAACGCTGGCAAGCAGCGTTACCACAACATCCTGTTCCACAAGCGAGCCATCGCTGTGGCTTACCGTCCTCTGGAACTGCCGCCCCCATCCGTGGGTGTCCAAGCTTCGATGGCTTACTATCGCGGCATCCCTGTCCGCTTCATGGTGAGCTACGATCCGAAGCAGTTCACCTACATCCTGACGTTCGACACGCTCTTCGGAGCCATGGTCTACCGTCCAGAGTTCGCTGTCCGCAGCCGGACTCCATTCCTAACCGCCCTTTGATCCAAGTAGACCTCCTGTCGTGGAGTCCGTGTCATGTTCACTGAGCCTCAACCTCTTGATCGCAAGATTCTGGATTGTAGCCAGGGCGTGGCACGGACTTTCACTCGCCGCATCTACGGCGAGGATGCCTACGCGATTTCAGGTTTCACCGGAAACGAGATCCTGTCGGTCGAAATATCGACAGGGTTTTCTGGTGTCGATACCAGACAAGATCCTACAGCCACATGGTCTCAGCCTTCCGAAGGCGAGTACCAGAT